CTGCCCTCGTTCTTCACCGGAGCGGCGGAGAAGCCAGACAGCTTGGTTTCCTCTTCAAACGAACGCTCGGAAGTCTCGGTCTCGTAGATTTCCTTGTGCTCTTCGCCGTAGCGAGCGTACTCCATGCCGAACAGGGCGTTCAGGCCAGGGAGCAGCTCTTTCAGCAGTTGTGCGCGTGAAATAGCCATGATTTAGCTCCTTGATTAAACGCCAGAAGCGATAGTGGTGGTATGAATCTCAAAGTTCCAACGAACGATGACCTCGGGGAACACAACGTTGCCAGAACTGTTGACATAAGACGTGTCTTGGACAACGTCAACAACGTTCATGGGCAGTGTTCCAGTGGTTGCAGACGATGCAACGGCTACGCGGCTATCGCCAGTAGACGTTAAACCGCTGTTTTGCACCAAAGCTACGTTAGTACCGATAACGGTAAATTGCGTAGTAGAGGATGGCAGCAAACCAGAAGTCACATCGTCAGCAGTTGCGCCAGTGGCGATCACAGCTTTGAACAGGGTGTTGGGGTCATTACACACATAGGCGGTAATGAACGTACCCGTAGGGGCTGCGGTGTTTGCAGGGAAGAATTGGGCAAAAGTGGTTTGGCCTTGCGCGTTAACGTAAGAACAACCCAAGAAAACGCCAATGACCTGCGAAGTCGTTACGGTTGCGCGAGCGGTCGTAATAGCAGATTTGATAATCGTGCCATCGTTAATCATCTCAACAACATCACCGTAAAAAATTCCAGTGTTGTATGCCGAAGCAATCCGATACTGGCGAGTAGCGCCCGCGAAGGGTGTACCGCCGTACAGATTGATCGGCTTCAAGCCGTAAGGCCTGTCGATCGTAGGATATGCCATTTAAGACTCCAAATTTATGAACCAGAACCGAAAGTGACCTTGGATTTCTTTTCAGAGAAAAGAGGCATCCGGGGGTCATTCTCACGAAGGAAATTGTTGTCCACCGACTCCACTTGAGCTTTGTTCTGGCCTTCGTAGTGTTTCATACGCTGGCCCAAAAACTCTTCGGGGATACGGCAAAGCAACAGCCCGCCCATTTCGATACCGCCTTTGAAGCGGCCATCTACGGAGGCGTACATCATCATCTCGGGGTAATCCTCTGCTTTGCAGGGTTCATACCCTTCACGCAGCCTACTAGAGATATTGCTAGGATCAGCCTGACCCATCGTAGAAGTACGTACCCAACGGTGTTTCCACCCGGGACGCTCATCAGGAGAAGGAAGTACCTCGGGCGCACGCCATGCTTGAGGACGCATGGTGGCGGTGCGAGACTCCAATTCCCGGCTCATACGATTTTGACGCGGCGCTGGTGCCGCTTGACCTTGGGTTTGTTGATCCATCATTGACCTCTATTAAGCAAAGCAACCTGTTTAGCGTATTGTTCTGGGGTGATCCCAAGCTTGCGGGCAAGCGCAACTTGAGACTCCTTCAACCTAATACGGTTAGGCGACGAACTACGGGAAGCCGGGGCTACCACCGCAGCGGGTTTTTGGGCACGGCGGGGAGGTTCGTCATCCTCCTGCGCGGGAGCTGACCTTTTTTGGGGAGGCGGGTCGTCATCCTCATTGCTCTGAGCTTCAAAGTACTCAGGAAATCGTTTTCTCATGGTGCGGTCAACCGTCTTAAAGTACTCTTCCGTACCAACGTATTCCGCACCATACTCGCGTTGCAATTTCTTGTCAATACCCATTGCAGCAAGCGTCATTTCGTCATCAGGACCAAACCAATCGCTGTTGTTATCCAACCACCGTTTGGTACGGGGGCTGACTTTAGGAGCGGCGGGTTCCGCAGGGGCAAACTGGAAATTCTCTTGCTCTTGGACTTCGATTGGCCGCAAGGTTTCAGCTTTATCAACCTTTAAGGTGGCTTTGGCAACGGCTTCTTGCGCAGACACAATTGCGTCGGCATCGCCAGCCTCATACGCTTTACGGAACTTGTCCTTGGCGGAGTCAAGCTCAACCTGAGCCGCGCCTTTTGAAGTCTCAATATACGCTTTGCTGCCGTTAGAAAGCTGCTGTTGAAGCTGTTTGTTTTGCTCAAACACCTTACGAGCAAACTCCTCAGCGGCCTCTTTTTCACGCAAAGCCTGCTCTTTGGCACGGCGCTCATCGTGATACCCACGAGTAAATTTCTTAAACCGCGCCTGAACTTTCTCATCATAAGAGTTCAGTTCATCGTCTGTTAGGTCTTCAGGGGGAGGAGCAGCTTTACGTCCACGATCCTGTGGGGGCGTATCGTCTTCAATCTCAATCTTCACCTCGGGCTCATTAACCTCATCAGACTCATCGGCCCTAAATTTAGCCTTCTGTTCCTTCTCATCAGGAAACTCAAACTCTTCAAACTCTTTCGTTGCCATACATCACTCCTTATGCAGCGCGGGTAATACCACGCGGGTCTTCCACAACGGCTTCAACCGACTCATCATTGATGATGCGGAACTCTCGGCCATGAATCTTCAAGCGGGTGCCTGAATTGGGACGAACGATGACAAAGTCACCCTGTTTGCACGACGGTCCACTGGGGAACCGGGTTTTATCCTGATAGCAGTCAGGGCCGAGCTTGACCACAAACAACACGGGAGTCAGAACCTCCTCGTAGTGCATGGTCTGTGCAGACTTAAGAATCTCACTGTCTTCATACTCCGCCATCGCCTCAGGAACGACACACAGCATGTGGTATGTCTTTGGGTCAGGAAGTTGCTTGGCCTTTTCCTCAGCACTCTTGTTGAGAATGCCAGAAAGGTCTACTGCGGACACGTCATACTCACTCATCGTTTATCCTTTGCACGAGGTCGTTAATGATGTTGTCTGCGAGGTTTAGACCCCGGATTACCCCACAGATTTTTTTGTACTCATCGTACGTATCAGCACGGCTAGCGGCCACATATGCGACCTGCTCCTGCCGGAGTTTTTCAATCTCTTTCTGCACGAGTGCAAGCACTCGGATTTCATCAGACATCAGGCTTTACTCCTTTCAGGTTGTTTCTGTGGGCGCATCGCTTGCGCCCTCTCTTTGGCAATCTGCACACCAAGCTTGGTTCCTTCAAGCTCTATGCTCTTGTTGAGCTTCTCCCGTTGGGAAGCAGAGTTGGCTGCAACCTGCATAGCTGCAATTTCTTTCTGCGCTTCGATGCGGGCCATCTCAATCTCAAGCTGATCAGCCTTGGCAGCGGCGTCCATCGTCTGCTTCTGCGCTTTGAGTTCAAGGTCTTTCATCTTGATCTGAAGCTCCTGCATCTGCATCTGGACCACAGGGTCCTGCATCTGCTGCTGGGCCTGCTGTTGTTGAGCCTCTTGCTGGTCGCGCTGTAGCAACTGCTGCGACGCCTGCGCCGCCTTAATGGCAATCTGGTCTGCCATCTCCTGCGGAACCTCTTTGTTGGCTTCTTCACCGGGCAGCACCATACCCATCGCCTCTTCAATCTGACGGCGGTACTCCATCGCAATGTGCTCATTGACGTGAGCCATTGCAGCGGCCATGATCTGCTGTGCTTGCGGGTTACCCTGCATGGCCTGCTGAATCTTCGGGTTCTGGATCGCAGCCATATGCACTTGGAGGTGCGCTTGGTGGTTCTGCTCAATGAACGCCTTGACCGGCTTGCTGGTCAGCAGATTCTGGTTCTCAGTGACTGGGTCCGTCGGCATCATGTCGTCCTCAATCGGCACGAGCTTGGCTGCGTTCTTGATGCCCAACACCTCAATCATCTGCCTGTGGAGCAACGGCATGTCGTAAAGCTGAGGCGCATTCTGCGCAAGCTGGAACACTGCCTGATACTGCACAATCTTCTGGGCCATTGTGGCGGCGTTGGGGTCGCTCACCGGGATGACATCGACCATGTCGTAGTCGGTTTTCTTGGCCTTGCGCGAGCCATCAACCGGCTCGTAGTCATATTCATCCGGGGTGTAGTCCGCGATGATGACCTTCAGGAGCTTGAACTCCTGCTTCATTGAGAAGTGCATCCGCGCTTGAACAGCGCCCATCACTTTCAATTGACGCTCAAGCAGCGCCAACGTAGTGCCCACCGGAGCCTGCGCACTCATGTCACTGACACTCATGTCACCAGCAGAGGCAAACTGACGGCCCTCAGTCACGATCTGGTTGAACAGGGTATACAGAACTTGACTCGGCTCCTTGTACGGCAGGGGCAGGATGTTGTCGCGGATCGAACCAGACGGCACGTCCACATCTCTGAACTCGCCCGGAGCGATGGGGGTGTCATCACCCTTGACCCGCAGGCCGCGTGACTTCAGGCCACCGGGCAGGTTCGACAGCGTGCCTGCGTCCACCAACTGGCGGATCAGCATCGTTGCGCTCTTGGCGTAGCCACCAATCAGGTGAATCAGACCGTAGCCGTAGAAGCCAAAGCCCGGGATGTACTGGTAGTGAACAAAGTGGTTGCGCTTGAGGTGCAGCTTGTCCTCTTCGTACCAATTACGCCGGATGGCCAGCACCTTGCGGGTGCCCTTCTCCACCGTCACCACGTATGGCAACGCAATGCCCGTGGGCTTGCCCTTCTTGTTCTTGTGTTCGTAACCGGGCAGGTCCAAGTTGACATGCATCTCCAAGATACGGTAGCGGTCATCCTGAATGGCCGACATGCCCATCTCTTCAGCTTTCTGCTTCTCAATGTCGTCCAACTCGTGGGAGGGCTCCCCCAAGTTGATGTCCATGTAGAAGCCAGCCTCCATGAGCTTGGTAATCTCGTTCTCGGTCTTACGCATCACGTGCGTAACCCGCTCCGCCCGCTCAATGCTCGACGCACCGTATGGCACCACGATGTCCTCAGCGGGAATGAACACCGCCACCTGACGACCAAGGCTCGGGTCGTAGTACACCTTTTTGAACGCGGAACCAGCAATGGGCAGGTTCCACAACAGCTTCTCATGCTCCGGGCGGTACTCAGACATCACCTCAGTGAGCTGATAGTTCATGTCATCGCGCACACGGGCAGCGGCCTCTTCGACCTCTGGGGTGTCTTTGCCGATGATCACCGTTTTTACAGGCCCCATCGCTGGGAACGTCTCAGTGATGCCTTCACTCTGAAACCGCACCACACTTTCGGTCAGCATGGGGTGGAACACACCACAGGCCCCGTTCCAAGGCTCCGTGCGGTCTTCATACTTCAGACCCAGGAGTTTGAGACCCTCAACGTAGGTCTGCATCCATTCCTTGCGGTCCATGATGTCTTTGCCAAACTCTTCAACCAACTCACCACCAAGCCGGTCCAAGTCACTGGCGTCCATCTCTTCCGCAAGGTTGATATCAAACTCCGCAGAGTTCTTTTTCTGCGGGTTGAGGTCAATCTCCAAATCACCAATACCAATCCTGACCTCTTCAGGGTCCTCAATTTCAATCTCAAGCATCGGCCCATCTGTGGGGATGTCCATCAACCCTGCGGGTGCCGCGTACAAACCTTTGTCCATTGCCATGATGTGTCCTTAAACTGTGTAGTACCGATCACGGCGGTACCCTTTGAACCACTTGATGTCTTCAGGCTCATCCGATGGAAGCCTGAGATACCCACCTTGCCTAAACCGCATGAGCGCGAGTGTGGCCGAGTCCACCAAGTCGTCGTGCTCGCCTGACGGGAACGCCGCAATCTCATCGACCAACTCCTCGGCCCAACGAGTGCGCGGTGCCCACACTTTACCTGAGGCAAACATATCCGCAACTGAATTGAGCCGCGATATCTTGTCCTGCCCTCTACTGGGCGTGTACTCCTGAACCGGAATCCCCATCGCCCGAAACTCCTGAACAAGCGGCGCACCAGCGGCCTTCTTTTCCACGAGGAACGCATCGGGCTCCCACTCTTTCCAGTCCTCAAACGCCTTCTTCTTAAGCTCCGGAAACTCAAGCCTCTCCTTGTAGGAGTTCAGCAGGATGATGTTGGCGTTGCCCCTGTCCTCGTCGTTGTAGAACACACCCCATGTCGTACATGCGGAGTAGTCGTTGACCTTCTTGATCTCGTGCGCCGTGTCCCACGCCTGAATGATGAACTCACACTGCGGAGGCCGGTCGTGCTCCCACCACTGCCACCACTCACGTTTGACCAGCGCGTTTGTGTCCGAGGTAGGCTGCTGCTGGTACTGCGCCATCCACTTGCCAGTGGGCAACTCTTCCCGCAGGGCCAACAACTCCTTGAGGCTCCAGAACTCAGGCCACAGAGGCTTGTCGTCCTCAAACAGAGCCGGAAACTCAATGACTTTCCACTCCTCGCCACCCCTTTGAGCCGCCGCTTTGACCACCTGAGCCGTCAAATCACGCAGCGACCACCGGGTCATCACAATCACAATCGACCCACCCGGCTGCAAACGCTGCCGTGGACCTGACGTGTACCACTCATACACCTTGTCGTACACCTCTGGGTTGTACGCACCGATGGCAGCTTCCTGTTCTGAGTGCGGATCGTCAATGATCAGCAGGTCAGCGCCCTTACCAGTCACTGCGCCGCCCACACCGATGGCGAAATAGTCGCCGCCGAAGTTGGTATTCCACCTGCCAGCCGCCGCAGAGTCAGTTTGCAGCCCCACATGCGGAAAAATGCGCTTGTAGACCTCAGAATCGACCAGATTT